TACACAGATAGTGATTACATCTACAGCAAATGGTATAGGTAATGTATATCATAAACTATGGGAAGGTGCTGTACAAGGAACAAATGAGTTTAAACCATTTCGAGTCGATTGGTGGGATGTACCAGGTAGAGATGAAAAATGGAAACAAGAGACAATAAACAATACTTCTGAATTACAATTTGAGCAGGAGTTTGGTAATACATTTCATGGTCGTGGAAATACACTTATTGGAGCTAATCATTTATTAGCACAACAAAGTAGAGATCCAGAGTTCTATAAAGAGAATACCTTTATATATGAGCAACCCAAAGAAGGCCATGAATATGTAATGACCGTGGATGTTTCAAAAGGTCGTAATCAAGACTATAGTACATTTACTATTATAGATGTAACTGAAAAGCCTTTTGAACAGGTTGCAACATTTAGAGATAATAATATATCTCCAATGTTATTACCAGATATAATATTTAAATATGCAACTACATATAATAATGCATATGTAGTAATTGAAAGTAATGATCAAGGTGTTGTTGTTTGTAATGGTTTATATTATGATTTAGAATATGAGAATATGTTTGTAGAGTCAAGTATTAAGGCAAATGCTCTTGGTGCGACAATGACAAGACGTGTAAAAAGAATTGGATGCTCAAGTATAAAAGACTTAATAGAGCAGAAAAAACTATTAATACACGATGCACAAACAATTATAGAAATGAGTACATTTGTCAGTAGAGGAAATTCCTTTCAGGCAATTGCTCCAAATCATGATGACTTAATGATGAACCTAGTATTATTTGCGTGGTTTACAACAACAGATGTTTTTCAATCATTAACAAATATTGATATGAAAGATATGTTATATAAAGAAAGATTAAAGGCTATACAAGATGATATGCTACCATTTGGATTTGTCGAAAGTGGTAGTTATGAGAGAGATAAATATACAAAAGATGCAGACGGAAATGTCTGGTTAGAGGTACCATGGAAAGGTTCACAAAATTTTTAACAGAAGAAGATAGAGCAGAGATTCCAATGAAGAATATTCATGTGGTAATACTTGGACTTGGAGATGAAGAAGGAACTTTTGCTGATCATATGCAAGAGCTTGTATCTAAGTATGGTATGAAGAGTACTATGGTTGATGTTGATGAAGCCTTTATTGCTTCAAAGGATGTTGAAGTAGGAGAAGTTACAATTCATAATATTGATGGTAAGGATAAAGAAGTATCTCTTAAGATTAAAAATTCTTTAGTCTTTGTCAGAGCTGGAGCAATTAAAACTCTTACTGCACAATCATTAGTATCATCATTACAAACAATTGGATTCTTTCTTGTAAATGATTTAGAAACAATGTTATTATGTGATAATAAAATGTCAAATATTATTGCACTTGAAAGAAATAATATTCCTGTACCAAGAACATCAATTATTAATAATGTTAAATCAATTGAACAAGCGCATCAAAACATTGGTGGTAAATTTCCTGTTATTATTAAAACACTTAAAGGTACACAAGGCGTAGGTGTTTCAAAGGTGAATGATATGGCATCACTTATTTCTGTAGCACAATCACTTTGGAAGTTTAATGCTGATTTATTAATCCAAGAATACTTTGATTTAAAATCTGATATAAGAACATTATTGGTTGATGGTAAAATTGTTGGCAGTGCTGAAAGAGTTAAAGTCAATAAAAATGAGTTTAGAAATAATGTTCATTTAGGTGCAGAAACGTTACCTTATATATTATCAGAAAAAGAAAAACAATTAGTGATTAATGCTGCAAGAGCAACTGGAGCTGCATATTGTGGTGTTGATCATTGTAAAGTAGGAAAAGATTTCTATATATTAGAAGTCAATGGTTCGCCAGGTATACGATCACACTTTATGGGATATAATATAGAAGATGGAACTCATACAAAGAAAATAACAGATAAACAAACATTGGATATTATTTTAAATTGGTTCTCACAAGAGCGAAGAAGAAGGCCATTTATGCGATATGAAGTAGGATATATTGAAAGTATTATATTAGATGGTATGGAAGAGAATCCAATACGAGCTAAGTTTGATACTGGTAATTCAGCTTCAGCAACAATGTTACATGTTGATAAAATGGATGTCGACGGTGATATAGTAACTTGGAAAAAGAATGGTCATACATTCAAGAGCGAGATAATTGATATATCAGAGCCCACAAGAGGGATGGAACCATTTGATAAACGACCAGTAATAGAACATGGAGTAACATTTAATAATCGTAAATATACAATAGAAATAGGATTGACTGAAAAAGATACTGCATCTGAAATGTTAGTCAATCGAAAAACAATGACACAATTTAGAGTTTCAATACATCCAGATAGATTATTTATTGTAAGTGATGTTGCTCTTAGAAACGATGAATCAGATCATTAATGTTGAGATACGTATATTTATAAATAATAGTATTGAATATTCGTATTATGTGTAACTTATTAACTAACTCAATAAATAGAGGATAAAGCGATGGCATTTCAAGTATCACCCGGCGTAGAGGTCAAAGAGATCGATGCTACCGGAGTAGTACCAGCAGTTTCAACTTCAATAGGTGGATTTGTTGGTTCTTTTAATTGGGGTCCGGTCGAAGAAATAGTAACAATTGGTTCAGAATCTGAACTAGCTGAGAAATTTGGAACACCAGACAACAATACTGCAAAATACTTTCTCGTAGCTGCGTCATTCTTAAAGTATGGAAACGCACTGAAAGTAGTCCGTGCAGCCAGTGGTCACGATAACGCGACCGTTGATGGTTCAGGACAACTCATCAAAAACGATGAAGACTACGAAAATAATTATGCTGACGGTTCACAGTCCAGTAAAGGACCTTGGGCTGCTAAATATCCTGGTGAATTAGGTAACAGTTTAAAAGTTGAAGTATGTACACCCGGCGGAGGTTTCTCTAGCTGGGCATATGCTGGTAATTTTGATTCTGCTCCTGGTACATCAAATTATGCAAGTGATTTAGGTAAATCATCATCTGACGACGAACTACACATTGTAGTTGTTGATGAAGATGGTGCTATATCAGGTACTGTTAACACAGTATTAGAAACATTTGCATATGTATCACAGGGTTCTGATGCAAAGAAAGATGATGGTACATCAAATTATTATAAAGATGTTATTAACAATAACTCTAAGTATATTTGGTGGATTGGCCATGAATCTACTTTAACAGAAGCTGGTAATACAATAGCTGCTCAAAACGCCTTTACAACTGTAAGTGCTGTTATTTCTGATTCACTTTCTGGTGGTTCAGATGATAACGCTCCTACAACAGGTGAATTACAATTAGGTTACGATCTATTCGAAGATGCAGAAACAGTAGATGTTAATCTTCTTTTCGGAGTACCAGATGCTAATGGCGCTGATACAATGGCAGAAGATTTAATTTCAATTGTGAATGCAAGAAAAGATTGTATGGCTTTTGTATCACCTCCAATAGAAGATACCGTTGGAAGTTCAAGCCCAGCTGCAGATGTGAAAGCATTTGCTGATGGATTAACATCAAGCTCTTATGCAGCATGTGACTCAACAGCTCTTTATGTATATGACAAATATAACGATGTATACAGATGGATTGGAGCTGCTGGACATCATGCAGGACTATGTGCAAATACAGACAATGTTGCTGATGCATGGTTCTCACCAGCTGGTGTTAACAGAGGACAACTTCTTGGCGTAACAAAATTAGCATTTAACCCTAAGAAAGCAGATAGAGATACTCTTTATAAAGCAAGAGTTAATCCTATAGTATCATTACCTGGACAAGGTACATTACTATTTGGTGACAAAACTTTATTAAGCAGACCTTCTGCATTCGATAGAATTAATGTTCGTAGACTATTCATCGTATTAGAAAAAGCAATTAGTACAGCCGCTAAGGCACAACTATTTGAATTTAACGACGAATTTACAAGAGCTCAGTTTAGAAATCTTATCGAGCCATTCCTAAGGGATGTCAAAGGTAGAAGAGGTATAACTGACTTCTTAGTAGTTTGTGACGAAACAAACAACACAGGTCAAGTAATTGATGCAAATAGATTTGTGGCTGATATGTATATCAAACCAGCAAGATCTATTAACTTCATTACATTGAACTTCATAGCAACCAGAACCGGAGTTGAATTCTCCGAGATCGCAGGTCAATAGGAGGAACTAAGACATGGCAATTTTAGGAGTAGATGATTTTAAATCTAAACTAGTAGGCGGTGGCGCAAGATCCAACCTATTCAAGGTAACTATGAATTATCCAAGTTATGCACAAGGTGATGTAGAACTTACATCATTTATGTGTAAAACAGCTCAGATGCCTTCATCAGTGATTGCACCTATCCCTGTTCTTTTCAGAGGTAGACAATTACAAATAGCTGGTGACAGAACATTTGATCCTTGGACAATTACAGTTATTAACGATGTTGGTTTCGAAGTTCGAAATGCAATGGAGCGTTGGATGAACGGCATTAACAGTCATAACGAAAATACCGGACTTTCAAATCCAAGTGACTACCAAGCAGACGCAATTGTAGAACAATTGAATAAAGCTGGAGAAGTTACAAAGAGATATGATTTTAGAGGATTATTCCCTACAAACATCTCTGAGATTGAAGTCAGTTATGATTCTGAAAACACTATTGAAGAATTTACTGTTGAATTCCAAGTCCAGTACTGGGAATCTGACACAACTTCTTAAGGTATAAATAATATTAGAGGGGAGGGCAACCTCCCCAATAATATGAGGTAAATTATGGCAGAATTTTTTGGATTCGAAATCAATAGGAAAAGCAAAGAGCCTGTAAGGCCTTCCTTTGTTCCACGTACAGATAATGATGATGGCGCTGGTGTAATACAAGCCGGCGGACATTTTGGCGCCTACATTGATATGGATGGCGATAAAGCTAAGACTGATGTTGATTTAATATTAAAATATAGAGATGTATCTTCACAGCCTGAATGCGATGCTGCAATCGAAGATATTGTTAATGAAGCTATTGTCGGTGATCATGATGAATCACCTGTTAATTTAATATTAGATGAATTAGAAATATCAGATAAAATTAAAGAAGCCGTAAGGCATGAATTTGATGAAATATTAAAGCTTTTAAACTTTAATCAGTATGCACATGATATTTTTAGAAAATGGTATGTTGATGGAAGATTACCATATCATATTATTATTAACAATGAAAATCCTAAACAAGGTATTAAAGAACTACGATATATTGATCCTACAAAGTTAAGAAAGATCAAAGAAATCGAAGAAGAAACTGATCCTAAAACGGGAGCAAAACTGATTAAGAAAGTAGATGAATACTTTTTATATCAGGATAAAACAATGAATGCAGCAAATCAGGGACTAAAAATATATCCTGATGCAATTGCATATTGTACATCTGGACAAATGGATCCAGGTCGTAAAAGAATCTTATCATATTTACATAAGGCATTAAAGCCTGTAAATCAGTTAAGAATGATGGAAGACTCATTGGTAATATATCGTATATCAAGAGCTCCAGAACGAAGAATTTTTTATATTGATGTTGGTAACTTACCAAAAGGTAAGGCAGAAGAATACCTAAGAGGTATTATGAATCAATATAGAAACA